ACCATTTGCATCTAGGTAAGCTACATCAGCACCTTGAGGGATAGCTGAAGGTAAGCCAGCACCAGTTAACGTAATAGTTGTAGATGATGATGAACCCGTTGCAGAAACTGCAGTAGATGTATCAGGCACTAAACTTAAAATACGGAACGGTAAAGCTGTTGATGGTGTTGCTGTTGGAGCTACTAAAGCATTTGATGAATTGCCAGTTGTAGCAGATCCAGCAAGGTTAGAGCCAGCTAAATTTAAACCAACGATTGCTTGTGATGCTGAAGCGATAGTTGTAGAACCGCTTGAATTTACCATAGCAGCTTTGAAAACTGTGTCTGGATCTTCACATACGATTGCTTGAATATCACCAGCAGCTGTGTTAGCTGGGTAGTATTGGCTAAATGTTTTTTGTTTTGTGATTGGATTAGTAAATGAACAACCTAAAAATACACCAATAAATTGCTTACCTGATGTGCTATTTGTAATAGAAGCACGTGTTACTAAACCGCTTGATACGGTTACAAAGTCACCATAAAAAATACTAGTAGCGTAGTTATATTGGATAGCGTAATTGCGTACACCACCAGAGAAAACTTGACTACCAATAAGATTTACAGGCTTGAAACCATAAGGTGCTGCAATGGTTGGATAAGCCATATTAAACTCCTAAGTTAAAAATTAATTATTTGTTACCAAAAGTTACAGTAGATTTCTTTTCAGAGAAAAGAGGCATACGTGCATCATTTTGGCGCATAAAACTGTTGTCAACTGCATCAGCTTGCGCAGCAGTTTGATCGGCTTCGTATTTGGCACGTTGCTCAACCATCTCTTCTGGAGCTTTACATAATAACAACCCACCGATTTCAATGCTGCCTTTAAAGCGGCTATCTGGATCAGCTAACAGTCTAAATTTCGGTTGCTCTTCAATGGTTACTGGTTCCCAGCCTTCTCTCAATTTAGATGAGACATTTCTAGGATCTGCAGCATTCATCATTGAAGTTCTAATCCAACGATAAGCGTAACCAGCCTGTTTATCTGGTTCTGGCAACAATTCTGGAGGGGTCCAAGCTTTTGGACGTTCATCTTGTTGACGGTTGCTTACTTCACGGGGAATTCTTGTATCAGCCATTTTGTGACTCCTGTATTTTCGTTAATTCCATAGCGTATTGCTCTGGGGTTAGTTTGAACTTTTTAGCCAAAGCTACTTGTGTCTGCGTCAGTTTGATCTTTTTGGAGGATGTGGACCGAGTAGCAGGCGCTACTACCGTGTTGGATCGTTTTTGTGCCGAGTCTTTGGTCTCTGCTTCGCCAGAAAATCTATCTGGGAATCTTTTTCGCACTTCGGTATCAATAACGTTCCAGTAATGTTCAGAGCCTGGTGGGACTCCTTCTTTTTCTAGACGTCTATGAACACCCATAGCGAGAAAACTCATATCCTCGTCTGTGCCATACCAGCTATTTTTATCTAGCCACGCTTGGGTTTTTGGGTCCAAACGTTGAGGTTGTGGTTGAGGTTTTTGTATTTGTACATTATTTTCCCATTGCTGTAAAGAGTTTTCATCATATTGTGGTCGATATTGTGAAATTTGTGCAGCTTTATATTGTGCAGCTGTTAAATTTGCTTGTGCTTCCACTAATAAATCAGAATCTCCAGAGTCATAAGCTTCTTTATATGCACGTTTTGCAGCTTCAATTTCACGAGTTGTGCTATCAACAATATTATGAACTAATGTTTTTTCACCTTGGGATAAATTGCGTTGTAACTCTTTAGTGCGTTCCATCAATGATTGTGCAACACGAACAGCTTCTTCTTGTTCACGATAAGCTTGTTCTTTTGCTCTACGTTCATCATTAATAAGCTTCTTCATTTGCAACAATCGTTGCTTGGCTTCTTTAGAATAAGATTCTAAGTCATCATCTTCAATGTCTTTAACAATCTCTTCTGGAAGCGGAGTAGCATTTCTTTGATCTTCTATAGGACGATCATCTTCAATTTCAATTTCAATTTGTTCCTCAACTGGATCTGCATCCATTTCATCAGGAAATTTATAATCATTTTCAGCCATGTTGTTCTCCTATGCTCTGCTAATGCCACGAGGATCTTGAACAATACCCTCAACAGAATCATCGTTAATAATGCGGAATTCACGGCCATGTATTTTTAGTCGTGTGCCTGTGTTTGGACGGGCTAAGATAAAATCGCCTTCCTTGCACCATGCGCCATTAGGAAAACGTGTTGTATCCTTATAGCAATCTGGTCCAAGTTTAACTACAAAAAATACTGTAGATAAAAGTTCTTCATGTCTTATATGTGAATCAGGTTTAATAATTCCTGACTCATATTCCTTTTCAACCTCTGGTACTGCACATAAAATACGATACCCAGTTGGTTCTGGAAGTTGTGTTGCGTTAGCTTCGTCTTTTTGTGGACTAGTTTCAGCAGTTGATATTTCATACAATTCACCAGGGTTTGATTCTGGCAGTATGAGTTTAGTCATCAGATTTCTCCATTCTATTTGCAAGGTCTGTAATAATCATGCATGCAGCTTCGAGACCTCGAACTTGGCCACATGTGTACTTATACTCCTCATAACTTGCGCATTGTCCGTTTCCAGCTGCTTCGTGTAGCATTTGGATACGATCTCTGAACTCAGTAAGAAGGTATTCTAGATTTTGGTCTATCATTTAGTTTCCTTTTTTGAAGGTTGTTGAAATTGTTTATCTAACATTTTTGTTTGATGTTCTGCGTTTTGCGCATTTTGATCACGTTGCAATTGAAGATCTGTTAGATGTTTGCTTGCTTCTAATGAAGCTTTTAGTTTTGTTGCTTGAGATTGTTGATTAATTTGAGCTTTAGCTTTACCAACATCATTGCCTAGTCGCATGCCTTCAATACGTTCTTTAGACTCCATCACGTTTTTCTCAGACGACAACTTAGCGCCAACTTGCATGCCAGCAATTTCTTTTTGAGTTGAAATACGTTGTTTTTCAATTTCCAATTGATCGGCTTTAGCGGCTGCATCAATTTGCATCTTACGCATTTTAAGATCAACTTCCTGTTGTTTAAGTTTAAGCTCTTGCATTTGCATTTGGATAATTGGATCTTGTGCTGCTTGTTGAGCTTGTTTAGCCGCCATTTCAGTTTTGTTTTGGTTTAACAAGTTTTGTGCAGCTGGAACAGCCAATTGAGAAATATGCGCTTCCATCATTGGATCCATCTTATAGTCATCACCAAACTCAGGAATCATCATACCCATTGATTGTTCCATTTGACGTTTGTATTCCAGCCCTAAATGCTCAGTAATATGTGCTTGCATTGCAGCCATAATAGAAGGAGCTGCTGGGTTTTGACCAATAATCTGTTTAATCTTAGGGTCATTAATAGCAGACATATGAATCTTAATATGTGATTCATGGTCTTGTGATGGAAATGCTTTAAGAGGTTTGCCACCCAAAGCATTAGTGTTTTCAGTTACAGGATCTACTGGCTTCATATCTTCAGGCAATGACACAAGTTTGTCTGCATTCTTAATGCCAAAGGCTTCCAGCATTTGACGATGTAGATATGGCAAATTGTAAAGCTGAGGAGCTGTTTGAGAAAGCTGTAAAACTGCTTGATATTGAACAACTTTTTGTGACATTGTAGAAGCGTTAGGATCAGATACTGGAATGATGTTAACCATTGAGTAATCTGATTTACGAGCTTTACGTGTTCCTGTTGAAGGATCATAGTTGTATTCAGATGGCGCATAGTCAGCAATAATCTTCTTTAACAACTTAAACTCTTGCTTCATTGAATAATGGATACGTGCTTGAATTGAAGAGATTACTTTCAATTGGCGTTCCAAGATTGCAAGCGTAGTACCTACAGGAGCATTGGCAGACATGTCAGATGCTTGCAAATCTCCAGCAGAAGCAAATCGTCTAGCTTCATCAATAATCTTGTCCATAAGAGCAGCCAAAGTTTGGCTAGGTTCTTTATATGGTAAAGGCATAATGTTGTCACGCATAGCGCCAGAAGGAACATCTACGTCACGGAACTCACCTGGAGCAATAGGAGTATCATCTCCTTTGACACGAAGGCCACGAGTTTTAAAACCGCCAGGTAAGTTTGCTAATGAGCCAGCATCTACCAATTGACGTAGGATAGATGTGCCAGCTTTAGCATATGCTCCAAGAATATGAATTAACCCAAAGTCATAGAAACCAAAACCTGGAATATAACCATACTTAACAAAGTGTTGACGTTTATGGCGTTTCTTGTCTTCTGGTTCCCAGTTCCTACGAATAGCCAACACATTCATTGTGCCTTTTTCAATCGTTACCACGTATGGAAGAGCAAGGCCAGTTTCATTGCCTTTCTTATCCACATGTTCATAACCAGGAAGATCTATGTCTACATGCATTTCCAATATTTTAAATCTGTCATCTGTAGTAGCACGGAAGCCCAGTTTTTCAGCAATTTTTTTCTCAACTTCATCTAAAGTAGTAGATGGGGTGCCAAGATCAATGTCACGATAAAATCCAGCCATCTGCAAAGAGATCATTTCATTTTCAGTCTTACGCATTACATGGGTAATACGTTCTGCAGATTCTAGGCTAGATGCCCCATAAGGAACAACCAAATCATCAGCTGTAACGTACATTGCTGTTTGACGATCAAGGCGAGGATCTACATAAATCTTTTTAAAGCCATTGCCTGACAACCCCGTACCCCATAGCATACGCTCATGTTCTGGGCGGTATTCAATCATACGGTCCGTTAGCTCATAGTTCATGTCATCTACAACACGCTCCATTGCTTCTTTGTTGTCTTGTGTTTCTTTACCAATAATCTCTCCCTTACAAGGGCCAGATGCTGGGAATGTAGACTGCATAGTTTCAGCTTGAAACTTAACCACAGCCTCAGCTAGTACAGGGTGATATACACCACATGCGCCTTCCCATGGTTCAGAACGTTCTTCAATTTTAAGTCCAAGCAATTCAAGGCCATCCACATAAGTCTGGATCCATTCTTTACGGGATGCAATGTCATTTTCAAAATCTTCAATTAAATCTGCAGCTAGGCTAGACAATTGACTGTCTGGAATAAACTCTGCTAAATTAGCATCAAAGCTTTCACCGCCAGTATCAGGATGTGGGCTTAAGTCCACTTCCATGCCATCTATATTCATGTTAACTGCTTCTGGGTCTTCTATTTGAATTTCAATCTGATGTTGATTGTCCATTCCTGGCAAACCTTGCGGTACTGCATAAAGTGCTTTTTCAATTGACATTGTTATTCCTTAAATTAATTTCCATGAACCTGCTGTGTAGTCAGATGGCATTGCAATACCGCCTTGATTGAATTTCATATCAGGAACAGGCGTTGGATCTAAATTATTCCACTCGCTAGGTCGCAAAATATTTTGAACTGTATCAAGCAAATTTTGATTTGCTGGATGCATTACTACTGGTTTAGCTTCTTCTAATTTTTGTGCATATTCTTTACCAGACCCAACATGGCTTTTTCCTGTTCCATTCCAAGCTTCACCAAAAGGAATTTTTAACCGATTTGATTCTTGTATTTTTTGATGGATGGCTGCTGCCGTATCTGCTGGCCTATCTTCATGCCCCATGTCATATAACTGTCTTGCAAAATAATTAGCTTCTTTATTGTTTTTATCTAATGCATTAAA